GTGATAGTAATTCCAACTCTACCACCACGAATAACAAGATCCGTAGTATCAAAAGTAACTGGGCCGGCACCTTCATCAGTAGCCTGAAGCCCACCAGCAGTAGTCCAAAACGCAGTAGTAGGACCAGGAGTACCAACAAAGGTAGGCAATATTAAAGTATTTTCTCCTGTACCTTGCACAGTACCAGATGTAACAACACCAGGACCTACACCTATAGACCTAAAATGGGTCTGAGCTAAAGTATCATTCCATAGTTTCCTACGCCATGAACTTTTATTAAGTTTCCTAGATCTGTAACCAAGGTTACCACCTACACCTTTAGTTGCAGTCCAAGTTATATTACGTGCAGCTTTGCGCTTACGTCTTAGTGTTCTAGTAAAACGTCTACGTTTGTAAACACGTCCAAAACGTCCAGAGGACTTTCGCTTAACCATAGATAATTAATCGTCCGGATCCAGTTAACATCACCGGTCTCAGTATGCTAAGGTATTTATAGGCGGGGTGAGATTATATCTCCCTTCGGCGGGACGATCGGCTTACGCACCGGGCGGGGGGCCGCCCGGTGCTCAGCCTACACCGGGCTGTGATTGGTGGGGGGGTCAGATATTTATTTTTTTATTGTTTTTTGATTTTATATTTTTTTTAATGTATTCGAAGTGTACTTCTGTTATTCTTCTGCTCAAGGCAGGTAATTGGACATTACATTCACCAGCCCAAGAGAAACATTGGGTTGGGCTAAAATTACTAGTTACAATAAACTTAATAGCGTACAAAGGAAGCATTCCCCCCTTAGTTTCCACCAAACACTTGTAGCGGTCAAACCAACGTAGTAGGTGATTGATGTCTATCCCTTGGGGTCCAAAGTCGTCTATGATGACCTCTTCTTCTAGAAGGTAGCCTTGCCACCACTTGGTCCTGGGTTCTTTGATGTATGCATTTGGTAGTTCTTCATGAGCTCTCCTACTCTTCCCGGTTCCGGGTTCTCCCCAAAACCACTGTACGGAAACACCTTCTCTAGCGATCGGCTGCTGTAGCACTGTCCAGTTTCGTAACAAGTTATGTCCGGAATAGTACCATGTTCCGGGATTGGACTCAGCGAATTCAAGAAGTCCAGGTCTTCTGGATTCCAAGGCGGTAACGAAAGATCTTGCGATTTCATCTCTAGTAGATCCGCCTTCACTTGATTGAGGGAGGTCTCCAAACTCTTCAAAGTTTCCATCTTTGGAGCAATAGACTCTATTACTTGATGGAGAACCTGCTGCGACTTCGATATGACATCGAGGGAGCAATCGATCCTTGATTGTATGGAAACGATATGATTTCTTAAATCTGATATATCCCTGGAGATGTGGAGTTCCTGATTCTCCAACCTCGCGGCCAACGATTGCATAGACCGACTCAGATTGGCAAACTCCCTTGATACTTGCGTATTCATCTTCAGTATAATTATTAAGAGTAAAGCAATAGGCTTTCTTTGGAGTAGGAGGCATGTTAAAATGAAGAGGGATTGCCCTCTTTTATAGACAGTTTAAAAGTTTAAAAGAAAAGCGGAGGTAATACTAACTCCGCTTTTAGATTGCGTATAAACTTGGTAAACACTATTTTATTAATATTAAAACGTCATTGCTTACGCATTACAATAAAATTAATTTAATCAGTGTCACCAGTAAATGACATGTCATGATAAGCCAAGTAAGGTAAACTATACTCAGTGGCAGGACTTGTCTGTAACGGTGTTACTGTTACAATAAAGACTATTTGACTTCCAAAAACAGTTCCATGGGTCTCTTGATCTATCTTCTGAACCTTAAGCCTATGTTCATACGTAAAGTTAGAGAACGTATTAGATAGTATGGTCGTCTTCCTGTAGAGTACTCTTCCAAATCTTCTTGTGAAATCAGGACCGGCATCAATATTACTACCATAAGTAGTTGTACCATTAAGCAAACCAATATCAGGATTAGCAATTGTATTAACAACGCTAACAGTAACCCCAAGCTCTTCAGTAATGGTATCAGGGCATGTGATAGTAATTCCAACTCTACCACCACGAATAACAAGATCCGTAGTATCAAAAGTAACTGGGCCGGCACCTTCATCAGTAGCCTGAAGCCCACCAGCAGTAGTCCAAAACGCAGTAGTAG